GCAATGGTACTCCGACTAGCCTGTTTGAATGGTATGTTATCTGTAGGTAACAAGGAAGGTTCCTCTATCTTTCAGAAGCATACGACATTTAGTGACCCTGAAACTGTGGGAGAAGTAGCCTCAAAGTTTCCTATGCATTTAAGAGATGAGGCAACTGCCATGAATAAGATGCGTGAGGTCAAAGTTTTACGCAATGAGGCTATCTCATTCTTTAGAGATAACGTAGCTTTCTACAAGACTAAGACAGGCATCAAGCCTAACGAGTCTTTGCTTGAAAGGATTGTAGGATTCTATGACAACTACAGAGCATTGGGTCACAACAAGTATAGGGTATTGAATACTCTTACTCACTTGTCTTCTCATGTAAATAGTTTGCCTAAGAAGAATGATACCTGTATGACTTCCAAAGGGATTCGTATGGAGAAAGATGTACAGGATGTCCTTGATAGTTCTGCGTTTGAGTTCTTAGGTGTGGCAGCTTAGTCATGGTAGATAAAAACTTAGATTGGCAGGACTACATCAGTAAAAAGTTTGTGTCCTATAAGAAATCTGGTAACAGGTGTGTAGAGATACACACCTACCCAGATGGTATGCAACAACTATATTTTTATATCAACAGTTCAGAACCAATGAATTGTATACCGACCACAGTAGAAAATAAAAAGATAGCTGATGCGATTATAGAAAACTTTTTTTGCGGTTTAAATGAAATAAAAAATTCATAGGGAGATATTATGGTAGATATAATTGATAGTATTAGACAGTTTCATTTTGATATTGTTAAGAAGGTACAAGAGGACAATAAACAGGCTTGTAAAAGACGTAAGAAAGCCACTAAGATGAAACATAAATGGAGAAATAATAAAGTCAAGACAGGAAAGGGAAAACTATGACTTACAAAGAACGATTTAGAAAAGTAGTAACACTTGAAAGACTATGCAATGATTACATGGGGTCTTTATCCTATGAAAGATTATCCCCTGCTACACAAAGAGACTATGCTATATGGATAAGGAATTGTATAGCTACTGTAGGTGCAAGGACTAAAGTAATAACAGTCGATACTCCTACGGCACAACAACATTACAACCTATGGGCAGAGCAACGAGGTGTACCTACTGCTAATCATATTAGGTCTGTCATGTCTAGGGTATTTAACTTTAGTATTCAAGTGGGTAGTTGTTTCCATAATCCATTTGCTTTGATTGCTAAGTTATCTCACAGGTCTAGGAAAGAGACATGGACTAAGGAACAGGTCAAACAGTTTCTTGAGGTTGCATTTAAGGAGTTCAAGTGGAGAAGTGTGGGCATGATTGTTTACATGGCATACACCTGGGGTCAAAGGCTAGGAGATATGAGAGAGTTAAAGTGGGAAAACTATTCTTTCGATGATAAGGTTTTAAAACTAGAGCAGTCCAAGAGAAGAGCCAGAGTCGAGTTACCTACAACAGATTCTTTGCATGACCTGTTAGTCAAACAGCATGAGGACATGGGATTCCAACCGTACATTGCACCTAAGATAGCCTACGGAAAGATTAAGGAAGATCCATACGACAAAGTTATGTTAGGTACAATAGGTAGGGAGATTAGAGAAGCTGCAGGACTACCTGATACCCTTCAACTAATGGACATGAGAAGGACAGCTATCACAGAAATGGTAGATGCAGGGGTATCTTTACCTCAAATCATGGCTGTTAGTGGGCATGAGAATCCACAGTCAGTAAAGCCTTACATGAAAAATACCTTGACAAGTTCCTCCGAAGCCTGTAGACTCCGACTTAAGGCAGGGGGCGGTGATATACTATAAGAGAAAGGGAGAATAAGCTATGAATAAAGACAACATCATTGAAGTAAATAGAAATACAGCAATGCCAAACGTACATAAGTTTCACGAAAATAATAATTTGTGCCGTTTAAAAGTTAAGGGTTTTAAAAATACAGTAAATGCTTTTTTAAGTGATGACGGTAGACATGTATATATGTACACTCGTAAAGGTGTTTATCGTACTTTAATTTATTCTGGAAGTTATGGGGGCTGTTTCTTTTTTCCAGTAAAAGAAAAATTGTTTGGAGGCTCTTTGAAATTTAAAAATTGGGAAAAGGTTTAAGATATGGCAAAAATTTATGATTACAAAACAGGGGACAAAGTTATCACTCCTACTAATATGGTAGCTACAGTTATCAAAGAAACATATCAAGGGGAGAAATTAATACTTGAGTATGATGAAACCCCCGACTGGCAGAAAGATGATGTAGTAGATGTAGTTACAGGTAATGGCTTCAGGCATATAAAGTCTGTAACATTAGCTAAAGAATGTGTCAGACCTTTAAATCCTGACAACTATTCAGTAACCAAAGTTGTTATTAGGTAGACCATGATTAATGTAAGAGGATATGTAGAAAGCCTAGATTTAGCTGACGGACAAAGGCATAGAGGTAAATGTCCATCATGCCATAGGGGTAATACATTTACAGCTACTAATGACATGGGTAAGTTACTTTGGAATTGTTATGCCAACAGTTGCAATCTATCAGGGACTACTAGAATTAACATGACAGTTGAGGAGATTAGAAAACGCATGGATAGTAATTTTAAAATAGATACAGACAAAGCCTTTGCAGGTTTGAATGTGGCTAAACCTACTCAGTTTGTTTTACCTGAGAGTGTAGTCAAGGGGACTAAGCAGGATATACTCGATGAATACTGCAATAGATATGGGATAGATTCACACGAATTATCCTTACACTATGATGTCAAAGAAGATCGAATCGTATTCCCAATGTTCCTTGAAGGCACGATGGTAGATGCTATAGGCAGGGCGGTAGACTCTAAAGTAATACCTAAATGGAAACGGTATGGAAGTGAAGCTGATGGTTTTATCCGAGGTAACTGTACTATTGCAGTTATAGTAGAGGACTGTACCAGTGCTTCAGTAGTAGAAACTTTAGAACTAACTGGAGTTGCTATTTTAGGTACAACAATAAATCAGAATCATATTCAAGGATTAAAGGACTACAAGAAAGTTATAGTAGCTCTTGACCCTGATGCTGCACCCAAGACTATTGAGTACACTAGGAAGTTAAAGGCTAATGGCATTGATGCATTTGCATTGAAGCTACTAGATGATATAAAATACAGACGGGCAGAAGACATTGCATACTTACAAAAACTTAAAAGGGAGTTCCATGGAACAACAGATATTAAAGAGCCTACACAATAAACAATTTTATGATTCAGTTCGGGGTGGCAAATGCCCCACTCAAGTATTCACAAAAGACTTACGGAAGATAAAAGAAACTCTTGACTATGCAATGGATGAGTTCGACAGGGACTTAACCACAGATGAAGTCAAAGGTTTATTCTTCTCTAAGAATCCTACACTAACTACCTCACAGAAACATCAGTACGAACTTATCTTTAAACAGATAGAGAATAGTTCTATAGTTGGTTCGGATGTAGCCAACGAAGTATTGTCTGGTATGTTCCGACAGTTTGTTGGACAAGAAGTAGCTAACCTTGGATTTCAATATGTCAATGGGGACATGACTACCATGGAACCCCTGAGAAATTTACTTGAAACCCATCAAGATGATTTTACACCTACAGTAAAAGCTGACTTCTTAGATAACTCTGTTGAGAATCTAATCACTAGTGCAAGTAGTAATACAAAGTATCGATTCAATATCAATTCATTATTCCAGGCAGTTCAAGGACTGGACGGTGGTATGCTATTTGTCATAGGTGCTAGGTCTAATGTAGGTAAGTCTAGTTTCCATGCCACGTTATGTGCAGGGTCTAATGGTTGGGGACATCAGAATGCTAAGATTCTAGTCTTATGTAATGAAGAGAAGCCAGAACGTGTGGCAGCTAGGTACATGACTGCTTGTACTGGTATGACTATGCAACAGATAAAACAAGATAAACAACAGGCACATAGATTGTACGACCCTATCAAGGACAACATAAAGTTTATAGATGCTACAGGTAAAACTATGTCATGGGCAGAGTCAGTTATTAAAAACCATAAGCCTGACATAGTTGTTCTTGACATAGGTAGTAAGTTTTCTGAGGAAGGTTCTTCCACTAACAACCACGAGGTACTAAAAGCTAATGCAATTTACGCAAGGAACATAGGTAAACTCTATGGATGTCTTGTTGTGTATTGCACACAACTATCGGCTGAAGCAGAAGATAAAGTTCGATTAAGTCAGGCGATGATAGAGGGCAGTAAAACTGGTCTAGCAGGAGAGTGTGACCTAATGATTCTGATAGCAAAGAATCGACCACTTAATGACCAGACAGAGGACGATGGGATGAGGTATTTAAATGTAGTCAAGAATAAAATATCTGGTGTCCATCGAATTGTTAATTGTGAGTTTGATTATAATACAGGTGAGTATACCTCGTGAGTGTATTTGATAGAATAAGTAAAGTAATTAATACTCCCTATGCAAAGGAGAAATATATGAAAATGAAACTTGAAGAGTTAATAAACAGTGAGCATGATGAAGTATTAAAAACTCCTCTTAAAGATTTTCTAAAAGAAGCAGATGATGTTGGGTATAATTATTTTTTTAAAGACATAATAAAAAAAGTAATCATTGCAAGGTTACAAAAAAAGGGGCTACTAGATGAGTATAACAATACTTGATGTTGAAAATACAGTCACAACTAAGAACAGTAAGAAACACCTTGACCCATTCGAGAGGACAAACTCTCTGGTTATGGTTGGTGTTTACCCATTGGATGCTAAAGATTCATCCACTTATACTTTCGACCATCGTGACCTTAATGAAAGTGATGATGTTGTATCTAACCGAAATGAACTACAGGGGATCTTAAATGAAACTACTACTCTTGTCATGCACAATGCTAATCACGATCTTCTATGGTTGTGGGAATCTGGATTCACATACAAAGGCAGAGTGTTCGACAGTATGTTATGTGAATGCATATTCAATCGAGGAGTCAAACAACCCCTAGATTTAAAATCGGTTGCTAAAAAATATGATTGTGCTACTGAAAAGCAGGAC